CACTCTTCCAGAATTTTTAATTAATTATCAAGGAGTAAATAGTAGTTCCTATTACAATGACTGGCTATCCATAAACTCTCAGTTGCCTCCTGAATTCGGAGATGAATACTTTAAGGTAAGGCCAAATTCTGATTATTGTGCTCAACTATACTTTAATAATTTAAATTTCTTAGCACAAGAAGTTAAAAGTATCTACGGTGTTTTTAAGAAAACTGGATCTCCAAGATACATCAATGGTGTTGAGCAGCCTATGACTTTGTTTAAAGTTATAGATCCTAATCAAAATTACTTCCATATATATCTTTACCAAGATGCAAAAAAGATTACATATGTTGTAAAGTTTGGAGATAATCCACCTACAGAAATTGAGCATGAAAATATAGAAGTAATAACTGGCGAAAAGTTCTATGCTGGCTTCCATATCGAAAATTTAATTAGATGGTATGGAGGAGAAGTAGCAGCGATACTTGGAAATATTTCACAGTGCAAACTTTACATTGGAAATGATGAAAATTTTGCTTCTTGGTTTGATGGAAATATTTATAAAGTTGGACTTTCAAATGCTAGAAATCATTCTTTAATTGCACCAGCATTTGGGGCAGATGGACTTCCATCAGATTATGACACAATTGAAGACTACATACACTCTATTACTTTAGACGGAGGATTGTACAATCAACAACTCTGGGATTATATTGCTAATGGTGGAACTGCTGGATTAATGCTTTTTGATAAAATATTAGATCATACTGCTAGTTATACATTAGTTGCATCAAGATATTTTGATGAATATCAACTCGATATAGATACAGTCGGGTATTGGGAAGATTATCAGCCACTAACATATTATGCACAATTTGTTGATGATGCAGAAGGAGACAGGGTATACGATCTAGACTTCTTACAGTTTAATATAAACTATCCAGCGCCATCTAAGTTTTATGAAATAGAAACAGATCCAACCGAATGGAGTTATGCAGAACTTTATAATAAGTTTAATTATCCTAAAAAGAGAACATACGATTCTTTAGATAATTTTTTGTTTACTGGATATCGAGATTATGAAGATTTACAATATAATGTAACCAGAACCTATAAATATGATACTACCAATTCTCTTGTAAGATCCTTTGTAAGTTTTCAATATACACAAGCAGGAGCAACTCAAAGTAGTTCTTTCTTTACACATATTGAGCCAGCAGCAAAAGAAGGAACTGTAGAACCAGGTAGTAACTGGGTAAGCAGTAAGTACGAAGTCATAGATAATATGATTATTTATCCTCCGTCTAATGTAGATTTTAATGAACTTTCTTTAGTGACTCATCTAGAGTTTAAGGTAAAAAATATTTTAAGAAACAAAGTTAAACTTAAGAAACTAGAATATTGCTCTCAGGCTTTTAATAATAATAGCAATCCAATAGGGACAAGTCCTTATGTAAAAATGTATCCGTATAAAAAGTCTGGAATTTACTATAACTACAAAGGAAAAAATCCTTACAGTATTTATAAAAATACATCGCCATACTTATATATGACAAGAACAAGCGGTATTCAGGTTAGAGGTAAACAAGATCCTTTAATCAACAGAGGTTTACTCATTCCAATAAATGAAAATCAAACTTCTGACTTTGATAAGATTATGGCTATGCAACTTGCAGTTAGATTTGATGAAGACTACTTCCCATATGCGCCACAACAGATATTTGAAATTGAAGCAAAAAACTCATACATTAGATTTTACATAGTTGCCAATGATCAAACTGGACAAAGAGGAAAGATCTACGGAGTTAATGCATTAACTGGAAGAATAGAAAATGGAATAGCATTTTATCTAAATGGTAAGATTGTTAAAGATCCAGTCCTAACCATTAAGCAGTGGGCGTTTCTTGGTATTTCCTTTTCTAATCTTCTTGATATTTCTGGAGTGTTTGGATCTATAAAATTAAACGGACCATTATTATTTAATAATATATCTTATTACCAATCTACCAACCTGCAAGAAGTTCAAAAGGTTTCTAAGCGACCTTGGTTCCAGGTAAAGAGATCTGGCCCTCTAACTTTAGACTGGGAGTATTGGGTACCAGAGTTTTTCCTATGGAACGGTGTTCTGGTGCAGTCTTCAATCAGTTATTATGGGGTAGATCCAGAAGATGTATATAAGAGTTACGTAGGAACAAATAAAATAATAACTGGCACAGACAAGGTTTTTGGTATCGGCGAATGCGAATACAATATATACCAAAACGTTTTGTGGCAACAGTCTACGTCATCTGCAGTATGATATGGTATACTGGTGGTTATGAAACATAAAGATCAGCCACTTTTTGACAAAAAAGGCAAGCCAAGAATGCCTGGCCAGATAGGCGAAACCAAGGTTACACTAATCGATAAGCAGTATGATTGGGGTATTTATGTTTGGAAAAAGTCTAACGGTAAGTGGTTTACTGATGGAAACGGGAACATATTAAACATTCCATCAATGAAGGGTGATCTTGCAAGAATTGCAGAATTAAAGCAAGCAGCAGCATATTATGGAGAGCCAGATGGGGAGCCATATTTTTTTGCGGGTATGGGAAGAGTTACTGATGAAGAATACAGCGAACAAGTAGATAGAATGAAGGCTGGATTAATTCCTAACCTAAATGACCTTGGAGCAGTACAGGCAGCAAAAGATACTATTGCAAAGTATGGAGACGAAGAATAATGTCAGAAGATCAAGAGTATATTCTTAGAGCAAGCATTGATAATCTTATAGAGCCAACTGACTCTTTTAAAACATCAGATCCATTCAACAAGACATGGACAGAACTAAAGTCATATTCTGGTTTGGACAATAACTTTAAAAGAAGAACATCACGTTTTATGGAAAAGTCAGCAAATGCTCCAGGACAAGGTTATATTGATAGCGCAAGAGCAGAGCAACACGGACTTGGAGATGCAAAGTCAAAAGAGATTAATCCTGGAACAGTATACAGAAATGGCTATGGTTTATTTGATGTAATCACTCCACCTTGGAATGTTTATGAACTTGCAAACTATTACGATACATCATTTGCTAATCATGCTGCGATTGATGCTAAAGTAGAAAACATTGTTGGCTTAGGTTATGACTTTGAGGTTGCACCAAGCACAATGCTTCGTTTAGAGTCAAACAAAGATACAGAACAAGTAGCAAGAGCAAGAAATAGAATTGAACGTGCAAAGATTGAAATGCACGAATGGCTAGAATCATTAAACGATGATGATTCTTTTACAACAACAATGATGAAGGTTTACACAGATGTGCAAGCAATCGGAAACGGGTACCTTGAAATTGGAAGAACCACTCGTGGAGAGATTGGATATGTAGGTCATATACCAGCAACTACAATGCGTGTTCGTAGATTGCGAGATGGCTATGTTCAGATAATCGGAAATAAGGTTGTCTATTTTAGAAATTTTGGTGCAAAAAATCCGAATCCAGTTGCGTCGGATCCAAGACCAAATGAAATAATACACTTTAAACAGTACTCGCCTTTAAATACTTTTTATGGTGTACCAGATATAATGTCGGCAATAAACTCGCTCCATGGAGACCAGTTAGCGTCACAATATAACATCGACTACTTTAGCAATAAGGCTGTCCCTCGTTATGTTGTGACCCTAAAGGGTGCTCGACTTTCGGCAGATGCTGAAGATAAAATGTTTAGGTTTTTACAGACAAGTCTAAAGGGTCAGTCACACAGAACTCTTTACATCCCTCTTCCAGGAGATACAGATACCAACAAGGTTGAATTCAAAATGGAACCAATTGAAAACGGTGTCCAAGAAGGTTCATTTGAAAGGTATAGAAAGCAAAATCGTGATGATGTTTTAATTGCACACCAAGTACCACTATCAAAGATAGGTGGCGGAGATGCAGGTTCAATCGCAGCAGCACTTGCTCAAGACCGTACCTTTAAAGAGCAGGTATCAAGACCAGCACAAAGAGAAATTGAAAAAATTATTAATAAAATAATTAAAGAAAAGACTGATATTTTAGTTCTTAAGTTTAAGGAACTAACCCTTACAGATGAAATTGCTCAGTCTCAGATTTTAGAAAGATATGTAAAGACTCAGGTAATGCTTCCAAACGAAGCAAGATCTGCATTAGGACTTCCTCAAAGGGAAGGAGGGGACGAGCCGTTCAATCCTAAACCAGAACAAGCAGCAAACGATAATGCTGATAGAGCACGGGATGGGGAAAGAACAAATAACCAGTCCGATGGGTCAGCCACAATTAGTGGAAGAAATCCAAAGGGTGAAGGGCGATCATCTCAGTAATTGAGATATTGCAAAAAAAGGCTCTATAATATATTCTAGTATGACTATATCTAAAGCCCATTGGGATACCACTGGCGACTCAGTAAGACTTTCCCTTCCATTTGCGAAGGTTGATAAGGAGAGACGTATCGTCTCTGGTTTTGCATCTCTTGATAACGTTGATAAGCAAGGCGATATTGTAACAGCAGAAGCATCAATGAAAGCATTCTCAAAGTTTCGTGGAAACATTCGTGAGATGCATCAGCCACTAGCAGTTGGCAAGATGGTTAATTTTAAAGAAGATAGATACTTTGATCCAGAATCTAAAAAGTTTTATTCTGGTGTTTTTGTTTCAGCATATGTATCAAAGGGTGCACAAGATACATGGGAAAAAGTTTTGGACGGTACACTAACAGGATTTTCTATTGGTGGTCGTATGAATAAGTGGGATGACGGTTACGATGAAAAGTCAGATTCCACAATTAGAATTATTAAAGATTATGATCTTGTTGAGTTATCGTTAGTTGATTCTCCAGCAAATCAGTTTGCAAACATTATGCAAGTTGAAAAGGTAGATGGAGTAGATGTTGTTAAGGGGCAAGATGTTTCATTAGAAAATGTTTTTTATGATGAAGAGTCTGGTTTGGTTATGGTGTCAGAAGAAGAATCTGTAACAAGTCCAGTTAACGGAAATGAAATGAAGAATATAGGGTTCGTTGAAAAAACGGATAATGAAAAAATGGATATAGTCAAATTCTTAGTAGATAGTGCTAAAGGCATTGATGCTAAGATTAAGAAGGAGGATAATCCTATGGCAAAAAAGACAAAGGTTGAAGAAACCGAAGTTACTAAGTCAGAAGAAATCGCTCCAGAGGCAGATGCCGTAGTTGAAACTCCTGTTGCAGAAGTTACTGAAAAATCTGAAGAGGTTGCAGTAGCAGAAGATACTGTTGAAAAGTCTGAAGAGACTCCAACAGAAGAAGTTGCAAAGGCTGAAGAATCAGTTGAAGCACCAGCAGCAGAAGTTGCAGCAGAAGTATCTAAGTCAGATGAAGCAATTGTTGAAGCAGTTGCAGAAATCAAGAATACAATTACATCAGCCTTTAGCGATTTAGTTGAAACTGTAAAGTCTTTGCAGGCAGAAGTAGAAATGCTTAAGTCCACAAAGGTCGATACAGCAGCAGTAAAGAGTTCACTTGATGCAGTCGCCAAAGACATTGCTGCAACAGTTGAACATGTTGACAAGTTTGGAAAGAGAGTAGACGCAGTAGAAGCAGACACTGCTTTCCGAAAGTCTGGCGATCTAGGCGAGATCGTACAGGATCAACCAGAAATGGTTGAAAAATCCCTATGGGGCGGACGTTTCCTCAAAACAGCCGACTTATTTAGTAATTAATAAGCAGAATCACTTAGGAGGTGACAATATGTCGGAAGAAATTAAGAAAAACCAGCCAGGAGAATCAGGCGAACTCGGTGGAACAACACCAGGTTTATATCAAGGACAAGGTGCATTTGCATCAGGTTCTGAAGCAGGATCAAACATCCCTGGCAATTATACTGATGGTGGCGCACTAGGAAATATTCCTAACGCTAACCTTGGTGTTACCACTGGTCCTAATGCCGTAAACCCTTCGGGTGATGCTGCAAGCGGAATCCTACGCCCTGAACAGGCACGTCGTTTTATTGACTACGTTTGGGATGCTACAGTTCTCGCTCAAGATGGTCGTCGTGTGACGATGAGAGCAAACACCATGGAATTAGAGAAGATCAACGTCGGTGAGCGTGTAATTCGTGCTGCTGCTCAAGCAGTTGGAAACTATACAAACACTGGTGCTACATTCTCAAAGGTAGAACTTACAACCAAGAAGATTCGTCTAGATTGGGAAGTATCTGCTGAAGCACTAGAAGACAATGTCGAGGGTGGTGCATTAGAAGATCATCTAGTTCGCTTGATGACAAATGCATTCGCAAATGACATTGAAGATCTTGCTATCAACGGTGATGGTGCAACAGCGCCATTCCTTTCTATTATGCCTGGCTTCATCAAGAAGCACAAGGACAATGGAGACTCGCATGAAGCAGCAATCACTGTTGCTGACAATGCTTGGACACCTGCAGTAATGCAGGACATCATTCTCGCTATGCCACGCAAGTACCGTGCACTTAAGAATAACCTTAAGTTCTATGTAGGTACAGATGCATTCGCAGGTATCGTTAAGAATAACGGTACTCTTTCAGATGCTATCGCTGAAGCACTTGGCAAGAATGGTAATACATACGCCAACACACAGTCTTACTTAGACGGTGCTGGTCAGACATTCGGTGGAGCACGTACAACTCGTGTTCTAGGTATCGATGTCCAAGAAGTTCCTTACTACCCTGCAGGTTATGTCGACTTGACATTCCCACAGAACCGTGTATGGGGCTTCCAGCGTGATATCATCGTAAACCGTGAATACGTTGCGAAGAAGGATACAATTGAATATACTGTATTCGTTCGCTTCGGTATCCAATGGGAAGAAGAAGATGCAATCGCATGGGCAGACTCTGCAGCAGATGCATAATCTGTAAGCAGTAACCTTTGAGAGGGGGAAGGGGTTAATTCTCCTCCCCCTCTTAACTTTTTATTATTCTGTTATAATAGTCACAAGGAGGTAAATAATGGAAGAAAACAATAATGCAGAACAACCCCAGGAACTAAACGCTTGGGAAAAGTATAAGTTAGAAAACGATCAGCCATCAACCAATGTTGAGGCGGTTGCTCAAGAAAATAATGTTGAGGCATCAGTTTCTGAAGTACCAGAGTCTTCTGATGCTATTACAACAGCAGATCTTAGCGCATCTTCAAGTGATACAGTTCAGGCTGTAGGATCAATAGAAAATGGCGTTATCGGTGTTGCTGAAACACCACGTCCAGTCAAGCAGGCTGTTAATGCTTCTCCAACGAAGTCAAAAAAGACAGTAGCAATTTACTCTACAAAGAATGTAAGTTGGAGTTCAGTTGGCAAGGTATATCGTGGATACAACATCGTTACACCAGAGCAGGCTGAAAAATGGTTAACACGTAGCCATGTCAGACTTGCTACACCAGAAGAAGTAGCCAAGGAGTTTGGCAACTAAATGGAAGTTCTAAGAGTTCCGCCATATAATTTAAGCGTTACGCTTGATGTTGCTTTAGCAACTACAGAGTATGAATACGCTATTACCGATATGGCGGACTCTTTAGAAACAACGGGTGAAGTTACATCTGATGCATCAGGCAAAGTAACCATCCCATTATCCTCAAAATATGATACTCAGTATAAAATCACGGTAGACGGAGAGGATACATATGTAGACGTAGTAAGACCATACTCAAACCCAAACGACAATGGATCAACTGCTACAGAAATACAAGCATACAGAAAGAACGAAGAATTAGCAAGAGCAATAATAGATTCGGTTTGTGATGTAGATTTCTATTTTACAAAAAAGACAATCGAGACAACTGGTTTGGGATTAGATTATATTCCTATTTGGGTAAATGCAAAAAAGATTTTAAAGGTTTATGAAAACAATGTTTTAGTTTATGATGCAGATGATGTAGAAAACTCTACCTTTGTGTTTGAAATAACTTCTGATGGATCTGCCGTTACAACAACGTATCCAGATTTGGTTAATCGTAATGAATCAAACCCAATCCTTTATCCTGGATCACCTACAGATTATTTAGATTTTCTTTTTTCAGAACGAGGTTTCCCAAGAGGTTGGGATTATAAGATCGAACTAGAAGTTGGATATCATAAGGTTCCATCAGATATAGTAAGAGCAACAGAGTTATTAATACACGATATTGATTGTGGAAAGTTAGATTATTACAAGAGATATATTGGTTCGTACAATACAGACCAATTTAGAATTCAGTTTGATAAGGCTGTATTTGACGGCACTGGGAATTTATTAGTCGATAAGATATTAGATAAGTATCGTAAACCGATTGAGTTCGTCGGGGTTCTATAATGGTAATATGCGAAACTCCAGACTTCGCATTTCCAATGCAAGCAGATGTTTATCATCCAATAGTTGAACAGGGTATTTACGGAGAAGTTAAAAAGACTTGGATTTTAGATCGAACAATAGCATGTTCCTTTGCTCCAGCAGGTACAGCATTTAAAGAAGAAGTAATGCCAAACATTAATATTACACAGGATAAGATACTACTTGGACGTGCTAAAACTGACATTAGAGTTTCAAGTTTAGAGGCTCGTAACTCAATTACCAATGTTATTATTACAAACATTCGTGACAAAAATTGTAATGAGATATACACAGAAACTTCAGGTCCTCGTGCAGGTAAGTCCACAATATTTGAAATAGCAACACAGGATCCGTTTACAGGACCTTTCGGAAATACAGAATATTATAAATTAATTATTCGTAGATCTGAAAATCAGGCGGTAGATGTTTAATGTTAAGAATAAAGTTTAATAGTAGACAGTTTGAAAAAGAGATGAATAATATAATGAATTATTCAATTGGTTTCATCGATGGAATTGGTCGTGGTAAGAAGGCTATGTATGCAGCACTAGGACCACAAATATCAGAATTAGCAGGACAGTTTGTAGATGCTAATGCAAGAGTATCTCCAGAGTTATTACATCACGTATACGAATGGCACAAAACTGGAAGTCCAGAAGCAAGATTATTTGACATTGACTTTACAATTAGTAATATTGGTTTAACATTCAGGTCATCATTAAAACAATCTACATCAATTAAAAATGGTTCTAATGTTCCATTTTATAATAAAGCAGAAGTTATGGAAAAAGGTATTGGCGTGACAATTAAACCAACAAAAGCACAGGCATTAAGGTTTGAAATAAACGGAGAAGAAATATTTACTTCAAGAGAAGTTAGGGTTGAAAATCCTGGAGGACAGACAGAGGGACAATTTAAAAATGTTATCTCTAATTTTTTTGGTGTTTACTTTAGGCAGTCATTCTTAGAGTCAAGTGGTCTTAAACAATACTTTAAATATCCAAAGGTTTATTCAAAAAATCTAAATGCAGGAAAGCGTGGCGGTAGATCTGTTGGACTTAAGGCTGGATATCAATGGGTAGCAAATGCGGGGGCAATTAGATGACAGGATCAATATCACCACTAAATACACCAGTGTTATGGATTAATACATACTTGCAAGAAAAACTTGGAGAACTTTTAAGCATTGGAGTTCCATTTTTTCCACCAAGACCTTTTAACATAGAGGACTTAACAGAAAGGTGGATAGAGTTAAATGGAGAAAATGTGGGTACGGCTGGCGTTGCTGCAACATGGGATCGCATGAAAAGAATGCGTAGAGGGCCTTTTCCACATATTAAATGTGAGCAGGTTTTATATTATTTTTATGGATTACAAGAAGGATCTGACATAGTTATGGTTCAAGTTCAAGAAGCAGTATTAAGGCTTATGGACCGTGGCGACGAAACGGCTCAAGATATTAATGCATGGGCTAAGGCAAAGGGTGCAATAGGTGGCATGAACTGTAAGTTCTACTTTCATGATTTTAAAATATATCAATTAGAAGAGGCACGGGATATAATCGATTTCGGAACAGCCCGAACTTATGCGGGGAATAAGATCATTATCGATTACGATTACCATCAAATGCAGGATATCATAGACTCAGTAAACTCATAAAAAGGCTGTATAATTGTTAGCGAGGAAACACGCCTTTTAATTCTAGACAAATAAAGAGGTGAAATACATGGCATATACACGTGGTACTAGCAATAATATCATCGTTGGTGCAGCAGCACTCTTCACATACGAAGATGGTGTTCTACCAGAAGCAGGAGTCCTTCCAGGATACTCTGCAGGTGTGTCCTACAAGACAACTCTTTCCGATGAGGAAGGGTTCCGTAACGTAGGTTACACAATGAATGGTTTGGAACTACAGTTCCAGCCAGATTTCGGTGAAGTTTCAGTAGACCAGGTTCTTGACGTTGCTAAGTTGTTCAAGCAAGGCATGCAAGTAAACCTAAATACTACATTCGCAGAATCAACACTAGAGAATCTTCTTTTTGCTCTCGCAAGCAAGGATGAGAATCTAACAACAGTTTCAGGAAACCCAACACTTAACCTTTCAGCAGGTGACATTGGAGAATGTCCAGTTGAGCGTGGTTTGGTAGCAGTTGGTCCAGGAACAGGTGACTGTGCAGCATCTGATCAGATCGAAAGAGTTTACGTTGCATACCGTGCACTCTCAATTGAGAGCGTAACAGTAGGCGCAAAGCGTGATGAGGCAACAATGTTTGAAGTCTCATTCCGTTTGCTTCCAAATGACAACGGTTCTTACGGTAAGATCGTAGATCGTACAATCCCAGCATAATACAACTTAATATAAGATTAGCCCAGCCCAAAAGGCTGGGCTTTTCTGTTTGCTATAATAGATGAATGCCTACCGAAATATATAAAAGTTGCGTTGTAGAACTGATAGATGGAACAGAACTATATATTACCCCATTAAAAATAAAGTTCTTAAAACTATTTTTAGATGAGTTTGAAAATGTTAAACTTGCAACCAACGACGACGAGGCAATAGACGCTTTGGCAAAATGTACTGTTATAGCAATGAGACAATACTACCCACTAATAAAAACACAAGAAGAATTAGAAGACAATATAGATATGCCAACTATTTATAAAATATTAGACTTTGCTGCTGGAATTAAGATTAACGAAAAGGCAGAAGAGACTGTCAAGAAGCAGGCAACCGAAAGCGGGTCTACATGGGATGACTTGGACTTAGCAGAATTAGAGTCAGAGGTATTCCTTCTTGGCATTTGGAAAGATTATGAAGAGTTAGAGTCTTCAATGTCTATGCCAGAAATAATAGCGACATTAAAAATAAAAAGAGACTTAGATTATTCCCAGAAGAAGTTTTTGGCTGCTATGCAGGGGGTAGACTTAGATAAAGCAAACAACAATAACAGCAATGCCTGGGAAGAGATGAAGGCCAGGGTATTCAGTAAAGGTAAGGCAAATGACCCTAACGATATTACTGCACTACAAGGATACAATGCACAGAAGGCTGGGTTTGGTATTGGAATGGGTTTAGATTACGAGGATCTTACACAAAAATAAAAGCCGTACTATGGTATAATTTATTCAATACCTTAAGGAGGAAAAATGGCCGAAAAGCCTAAAGAAAACAAGAAATCAATTACATTAATCGATAATACAGAGATTCCAGTAAGAGCATTAAAGTTATCTCTTTTAAGACCATTCATGCTAAAGTTCGCTGAACTAACTTCAGTAGCGGAAGATAACGAAAAGTCAATGGATATTTTAATGGACTGTGTTCAAATTGCAATGAAACAATACAAGCCAGAATTGGCAGAAGACAGAGATCAACTAGAGGAACTTCTAGATCTTCCTACAGTTTATCAAATAATTGATGCAGCATCTGGTTTCCAGAATGCCGATGCCTCAGTTGTATCTGGCTTAGTAAAATAAATAAATAAAGAGGTGTTAAGGAATTGGCAGATGTAAATTCTAATATTAATATTAATTTTAACACTGCCGACGCCTTAGCAGAATTACGTAGATTACAGGCAGGCCTCAGTAGGTTTCACCAACAACTTGCTGAGGGAAACCTGGCTGCTGCAAATGCACAAAAAGGTTTAAATGCTCAACTAGTTCAGGCAATAGGTGCCACTGGTAAGTTTGCAGT